AAAAATAATTATTTATATAATTTCTATAATTATATAAATGACAAAACAATTTACATATGATTTGAAATTGAAAGCAGTTAATTATTACCATAAAATTAATAATTATGTTAAAGTATGTGAAGTGTTTGAATGTAGCGAAAGAAGTTTGAAAAGATGGGTTGAAAGATTTGATAAAAATAAAAATGTTGATAGAAAAACAAGAAAATTAGGGTCTTATAAATTAGAAAACAACATATTCAATTTATAAAAGAAACCTTGCGAAAACATAGTGATATTCAAATGAATTTTTTACAAGAATTACTCAAAAGTAAGTTTCCAAAATTAGATATATCCAGACAATATTTATCAGATATTATTAGAGATAATAATATTACCAGAAAAAGAGCAACTTTCAAACATTTTCCGAAAACTTATAGAGGAAATATTAGAAACGAACAACAAGAGTTGAAAGAATTTTTTGATGTAATAAATAAATTCAATCTGGAAGATATAATCTCAATTGATGAAACTTCTGTAAGCACATCACTTACACATAATTATTGTAGAGCATTTTTAGGTGATAGATGTATAAAGAAAACAACGAATAATGAAGTATTCAAAAAATATTCTTTGATAGTAGCAATAAATAATAAAAAATGTATATCATCTGAATTATACCAAAATGGAGCAGTAAATGCCGAAAGATTTAATGCGTTTTTGAAAAATATATGTAGTAAAGTAAAAGGCAAATTATTTGTTTTAGACAACGGACAAATACATAAAAAAGAAAGCACAAAACAAATAATAAAAGAAAGTGGAAATTATTTAGTTTATACTTGCCCTTATCATCCACGCTTAAATAGTATAGAACAATTCTTTAATCAAATGAAACATTATATCAAGTTGGATAAACCAAATACTTTTACAGCATTAGATGGAAGTGTAAAATCATCAATAGATAAAATAAAACCAACCAATTATGAAAATTACTTTATTTATGCTTATAATAAAGATTACTATAAAAATAAACAGATTGGTAAAAAATATATACGAAGAAGAACATTAAAAGTTTATAAGAGTGAATAAAAGTCGGCATTTAAAATACGCGTTGCTCTAAATGAATTTAGATATTATTTTTTTGTTAAGACAATAATAATTTTATATTATTATTATATGAAAACGCCTAAAAATATTTGTAATAATTTAAATTTTTCGGATTGTGAACTAGCTATATTACGTATGGCAGTTGATAAAGCAGAAGAAAAAATTGGTAAACGTATTGTTAATTCAGAAGAAATAAAAAAAATAATAAAAATTGTAGAAGATTTTATAAAACTAAAAAACTTAGTATGTTATGGAGGAACAGCAATAAATAATATATTACCAGAAAATGATCAATTTTATAACAAAGAAATAGAAATACCTGACTACGATTTTTTTTCTATAAATGCTTTAAGCGATGCGAAAGAGTTAGCTGATATTTATTATAAAAATGGATTTACTGACGTTGAGGCAAAATCAGGGCAACATCATGGGACATATAAAGTTTATGTCAATTATATACCGATTGCAGACATAACTTATATACCAAAAGGCGTTTATAATGCTTTAAAAGACGATGCAATACGAATAGCTGGTATATTATATACTCCACCAAATTTTTTAAGAATGTCAATGTATTTAGAGTTATCTAGACCTGTTGGGGATATAAGTAGGTGGGAAAAGGTTTTAAAAAGGTTGACACTTTTGAATAAACATTATCCGATAGAAAAGAACGATTGTGAACAAGTAGATTTTCAGAGAGAAATGTTAGAAAAAACAAATAATATGCAAGAGGAAAAAATTTATGAAAATATAAAAAATACTTTAATAAATCAAGGGGTAGTTTTTTTCGGTAGTTTTGCAGCTTCACTCTATTCGGAATATATGCCTAAAAATTTAAGGCGTAAATTAGAAAAAGTAGCTGATTTTGATGTTTTATCTAATGATCCAGAAACAACAGCAGAAATTGTAAAAGAACGTTTAAAAGATATTGGAATAAATAACGTAAAAATTATAAAGAGAGAAGCAATAGGCGAAATATTACCGATGCATTATGAAATTAAAATAAAAAAAGAAACTGTAATATTTATGTATAAACCTATTGCATGTCATAGTTATAATACAATCAATATAAATGAACAAAAAGTAAAAATTGCTACAATCGATACAATGTTAAGTTTTTATTTGGCCTTTTTGTATGCAAACAAACCTTACTATAATGATTATTTAGAAAGAATTTTATGTATGTCGAAGTTCTTATTTGAAGTTCAACAAAAAAATAGGTTGCAACAAAAAGGATTATTAAGAAGGTTTAGTATAACATGTTATGGACATCAAAGTACAGTAGAAGATATGCGAGCAGAAAAATCAGAAAAATATAAAGAACTTAAAAGTAAGGGAAATAAATTAGAATTTGAAGAATGGTTTTTAAATTATAAACCAGATGATATTAATAAAAAATCTGAAAACTTAGAAATCGAAAAATCAAAACTAAAAAAGCGAAAAAATTCAAAAAAGACTGAAAACTCAAAAAAGGCCGAAAATTCAAAAAAAACTGAAAAATCTGTTAAACCAAAAAAGCATAATAAATCCAATAAAAATGGTAAAACTGTAACAAACAAATCTAAATATGAATATTATAAAAATAAAAAAACAAAAAAAGAACTATATTGAAAATTTTTCAAAACTAATCAAAACTAATCAAAATTAGCTAAATTATTTAGGTCATTATGACCGTTTTCTATATTATTTGCTATGTTATTTGCTATATTGTTTTCTATATCATTTTCTAAAATATTTGGACGTTCTTCTATATTGGCATTCACCAATTGTTTTTTTGAAAAATAAAATTTATAAATAACAAATATGAAAAAACCAATAAAAAAAATAATTCCAAAATAAACATAATAACTATATGGATTATCATGTTTTATTAAAATATTTTCACCAACATTAAAACCTTCGCATGTAGAAACACTATTTTCCACATCATTTATGATTTCGTTTGCTAAAGAAAAAGACGACAGGTCGGTATAAATATCCAATAAATCGCTCATTATATTTACAACAATAATTAAACTAAATAAAACAAACTCATAAACAATAAGTTTTTATAAATATAACAAAAAGCTCATAACATATATTTTTTAAAAAATCGCAAACTAAAGCGTCTTTAAATTCATTTGGAATTATATTTTTAATTTTTACAAAAAACCACAAAATAAGTATAATTATCTTTTCTACTAATAATCTTGAATTATAAAAAAATATATTAATATAATTCCATTCATCTACATAACTACACATTTGGGTAGAACTTTTTTTTATAAAAAAACTATGTATATCTAATAAACCATAAAGAATTCTATGACAATTCGATTTTTCATTCGCTATGTTTAAAGAACCGTACCATTTATCCCAGCTAAATAAATGTAAAAACAAAATTTTTTTTTTACTATTTGGATCTTTTTCAAAAATATATGGTATTAAGCCGTCTACATACTTTTTTTTATATAAACATTTACCGTTTGTTAAATATGGTAAAAAAGATGATTTTAAAATTGTATCTATTAATTCTTCTTTTGACTTATATATAGATTTTACATTTTTTTGCAAAAATTTAATATCGTTGTAGCAAATAAATAGCCTGCCATTTATTTTAGTTAAGACTTCATCAGTGACATAAGTATTTACGATTTCTGTTATACTTTTAATATACGATTTTAGGTTATAGTTTTTTTCTAAATTACGTTTAGTTATTTTATACATATTTGGTATGACATCTAACTTATCTATAAAATAAATAAGTGCCATAAAAGAGCCAATACTAGAACCAGAAATTCTATCAACCCGAATATATTTTCTTTTTTCCATTTCTTTTAAAAATATAATTGCACCAGCAAGATAACTACCATTAAAACAACCGCTATCTAATACTAAATCCATTTCTATAGGTTTTTCTGAATTTTTTAAATTATCTGGCAAATTTTTGATTAATTTGTTAACATATTTATGTATCATAATAAGTATTTATTATTATTATAAGATACATAATTATATTTACAAAAAACGAATAAAGATTTTTACTCAGAATGTTCCGAAATAAGAGATTATTTTGTTAAAAAAATAGAAAAATAAAGAAAAAAGCACACTTGTGAAACCAAAACCTTTTACATTAAAATTTCCGTCATTTGAAAATAACACTGGAAAATAAGATAGTAAAAATTTTTTTAAAAAGGGTAACTGAAAAAAAAAGTAAAGGACAGCTAACAGTAAAGGCAATTGTATTTCGTCATAAATATTATCGATTGAATTCCGTCTATTATGATTACTGTTATAACTATTTATCATTTCTGAAGTGTCTATTACATTAGTATCTATATATTGATCATTTTGTTGTTTTGGTGGAATATAATTCGGTTGCGTTTGTGGGTCTGTTGTAATACTTGCAGTGGACATAGGCATATCTCTAGAGTGTATTTGTGTTAGTCCATTAAGACTTGCCTGTTGAATTCCACTGACAATTTGATTAATTGTAGTTTGGTCTAAAGAAAGATTTGAAGAAGCCTGTTGAGTATTTGTATTTGATTGCATTATTTGTTCTGCGGCATTTAAAGTAATGTTGCCGATGTTTCCATTACTAACAGGGTCAGTTGGTAAATCCGAAATACTTGTGGAAACGCTCATAATTATTATAAAGAATGAATTGGCTATAATAATTACGCAAAACAAAAAGGTATAGATAAAAATCCAATAATCAATCAATTATTCAAAATCAATTATTCAAAATCAATTATTCAAAATCAATTATTCAAAATCAATTATTTTCGCATTTAATTTACATGAACTTGCAACAGGATTATATTTTACACATTTATCGTCGTTTTTATATATTTTATCTTTGAATTGATCCAAAGGTGGAGCATAAAAAACAATACAATTTTTTCCTTTACAAACACTTCTAAAGAGTGAAGCTAATCCAAGTCCTAATAACATAGACATTATAATTTTTCCATTTTCCGTATGTACAAATTTACCAAAATGAATAGCCATATATATTTTATGTATAAAATATAATTTACACACAAATTATACATCTATGCTTGCATAGGTATAGTTGATATTTTAGATATATCTTTCGGACATTCAACGATCTCTTCATTAAAAGCAAAGCAATTGTCGGCCTTGTCTTTAAATAGCACTTTGTTAATATTTTCAGGACTAGGATAAATATAAATTC